CCACGAGCAACCCAACGGAGGCGGATGTACATCGCTGACTGCCCGCGCCAGGACAACTTTTCGTCGTGTAGCCATCGCCACCAGCGTAGGCAGAGAACAACTCCTTCTGCCAGTTGCGCGGCATGCGTAACACTGCACCGCTAAGACGCTTAGTTACCGCGCTACTCCCGATGTGGTCTTTGCACAACTCAGCGAAACCCTGCCAGGAGAGTTCCAAGCGAATGGAATGTGTTTCTTTCCCTGGCGTAATTGTAAGAGCATGACCGTGTGCCCCCGCAGCTTTCTGCGCGCGCAGCACCGTCTTCTCCTCATGCTCCCCTACAACAAAAACAACACCACTTAGTGGTTGTTCCAGTTCGCCGTTCCGAAGTTTGTCCTGTCGATCATACTTGTACGACAGACAGCCTTCGGCCGCGTAGAGACCCATCAAAAACGCGATGTACGGGTCATTCCATACTTCCCCGAGTGCGCCGGTATCATCCTCTAATGGGAACGGTTGTGCGATCAGATCACCACGTTGAAGATCCCCCATGGGGATCCAGTCAAAACTGATGTCAGAGAATAATTGCTCTCTACGTTTTTCTACGGGCGCCAACGTGTCGCCCTTATAGACAACGGCTCGTCTAGCCCGTACGAACTCATCGCGGAGCACAACGCGGAGTTCATGATTGGGCGTCGCTGTCAGCGCGGGCAGTAGTTGAGGCAGACCCTGAACGTACAGGTCTGCTAACACCCCAAAGCACTCCTTGAGCTGTACCGCTTGAACCTTCCGGAAACGATTACGATGCGTGCGGACGTCAGTTCCGACCTGCACCTGTTCGATCGGAACTTCACCGTGAACGGTCTGGACAAGCGTTCCCGCGGGAAAGCACCCGAAGTACTCCGAGGCCCCCAGTGCGTTCACAAGAACGTACTGCGCATGCTTCTGCGGACGGAGCTCGGAGATGTACTTCGTGACCTCCGGAAGAAGAAGAGGCGCAGCCGTCTTCTCGAAGACCGAGTCAGCCGGTCCGAAGAGCGGGACGACTGTCGGTCCGAGCTCGTTCTCTCCTCGGAAGTAGCTGACCTTGATCACTGGAAGATCAAAAGCCGGGGTCGTTGGGCGGAAGCGAGTTGACCTTCGGCTGCTGCTGCCCGCCCGGAGGCGGCGGTTTCATCGCGGCGGCCGCACCGGAGAGGGTGCCCTTCGAGAAGGCGTCGAGGATGGGGGACATCGGCTGACGATGGGAGAGCGCCTCGACGGCCTTGCCACCGGCAGTGAGCGGGGAGTCCATCATCTGGCGCATGTACGTGCCCGCTACCAGAGGATCGCGCGAGAACATCGGGTTCATCGTACGGAGCGTCGAGAACGCCTGGTTGAACATCTTCGGGTTCTGCTGATGCTGCTCGTGCAGATCGGGGTTGTGCTCGAGCATCGTCCGGAAGTCGCGCGACTTCGTGGCCGCGTCGTAGAGGTGCTCGACGGCAAGGCCAAGCCCCGCGGCCGCCGCGCCCATCGCGCCCGTAGTGCCCGCGCGGATCGCCGTGTCAGTGATCTTCCCGCCAAGACCTCGGAAGAAGCCATTTGGAAGAGCGACCTTCTTCATCCCCCGGTTGGGAAGAGAAGCTGCTGCCGTCTTCGGGCGCATCGCCAGAAAGTCGTCGAGAGGATTGGTCATCTCAGTACCCCTGCTGCCGCATGATCTGCTGGTAGTTGTAGGCGTCGGTGCCCGGCACCATGCTCAGCGCCTGTTGAACCGTCGGGCTCTGCTCCGCCGCGAGGCGCGCCTGGTTCGCTCCGAGCGCGAGCGCGATATGCGGCGCGTGCGTCACGATTTTGTTCACCGTGTTGCCCGAGCCCTCCCAAAGACGCTCGGAGGCTTTGCCCGCGTGCTCGCCGGCCCAAACACCTACGCTCTTCGCCGCGCGCCACGCGTCAGGGATAAGACCCTTGGCAGCCGCATTCTTGAGGTGACCGTTCAGGCTGTCTAGGTGCGGCTTGAGCCCGGCGCGCGCCGAGCGGTGCTCCGCGAGCTTGCTGAGCGTCTGGCAGTACGCGTCGAACTCGACAACCAGTGGGTGCTCCCGGTTGACGACCTGGACCCCCGCCGTCTTCTGGAGGGAGTCGCTCACGGACACGACCGAGGGGAAGACCCCCTCCCGAACGAGGCGCGGGGTGAAGAGCTGAAAGGCGACCTTCACATGCTCCGCCGAGGGCGCAACCTCCGCCCATGCCTGAACCACCTCGCCGAGGGCGTGCCCCTCGAGCGCCGCCTGCTTCACGCTACGGTAGGCTCGATCGGAGCAATCGGCGTACTGGATCTCCAGCGAGCTGATCTCCGACGTGTGAAAGTCGCACGCACCCGCGATCTTGTCGCGCAGGGCGAAGACCTCGTCGAAGGGGTTCTCGCCGGCCACGGCCGCCGTCTTCGTCTGCGCGAGCTCGCGGTCGACGAACGCCTCGACATATGCTGAAGCGTGCTTCCTCTCCCGAGGGGGCGCCCCGTAGTCGAGCGTCCCACGGTCGAACACCGAACCGCCGCCGCCGTCGTTGAGGTCCTGGAGAATCGACGCCGGGTCCGCCGGCCCGCCGCGCCCGAAGTCGACGACCTTGTGACCACCCTCCTTCTTGAACTCGCGAAGGTACGCGTCCGTGTTAGCGAACTCCACCACGCGCTTCACCTGCTCCGGAGAGAGGTTCGCGTGCTTGACAGTTTCAACCACGGCGTCCGTGAGCGTAGAGCACGCACCCGAACCCCAACGCGCGGAAGCTTGCTTGCCAAGAACTTCGAGGTGTTCCCCGGAAACTGAATGTGCGTGCATCTGCTGGTACACGCCCTGGGTGGGAAGATCGCTCATTGGCCTCTCCTGATGTAAGAATGCTAACCCGTGAAAACCCTTGAAGAGAAGATCGTCGGGATTTCTCAGGCAGCTCGGATGCTTCGGGTAACAGAACGCACAATTCATTCTCTCTGTAGACGCGGTGTTCTCACGCCCCTACGGCAGGAAGGGAAGAAGGGAAGGTTCTTTTCTGCGAGTGAGATCGCATCGGTTGCGGAGGTCTTGCATGCGAAGACGAGTCTATCCGACCTCGCTGCAATCGCCATGCAGGCCCACGTTCGTTCCAAAGCCGCCGAGCGCAGGATCGACGAGGTTTTCTACCTGATGGGTTGGTACCGCGTACCGTTATCGCTCACGGAAGAGGAGATCGTCCTGCTTCATACGGCAGCCGAAGATGCCCTCGAGATTCCACCTACCAGAGCGGAAGAGATTCGATGGTGGGCAGAGAAGTTCTTCGGAATGGACGAGGGCTACTTCGGTCTAGTGGGGAAGCACACGGCGTCGAACGAGCCCTGGAAAGTCTTCATGGACCTCGCGCAGAAGCTTTCTAGCGAAGCACCGCGGTCCTCGTTTTCCGGAGATCCCCCGCTACACTTCGCCTACGCGTATCTAGAGGCGTCGCGAGAACATCTCCGGAACGCAGCTTACTTGTTTTGCCGCCACCGTCTTGGTGTGCGTACGGCCAACGAGGTGTTCCGAGATGGAAAAACCAGCCCAACCGAGCGCATCATTCAGCTCCTCTTCCCCCACTGATGTCGAACCCTGCCCCGTCTGCATCAAGCTCGCAGATGCGGAACTGGACGGATGGCGTCTGCGAATAGATGTCGCCTGCTCGAAGAGGGGTCGCCCAGATCGCATCAACGCTGCTGAATGGGATGTTCTCATCTCAGGAATCCAAGACGCCCGTGCATGGCACACGAAGGTGACTCGCGGTCTCTGCGCTTGCCGCGATGAGAAGACGAAGCCCTAGCCCTGCTGACGGAAGGGTAAAGGGCTAGGGCTATCCTTGATTCGTCACTCCAGAATAAGAAGAGATGACGTGCCCCTTGTTCGGATCCTCACGCGTCGGCGCGATGATGTCAGGGCGCGGGTGCTTGATCATCGACGCGAGCATGCAGTAGACGATCGAGTGAAACGAATCGTCGGGCTTGTCTGGACTGTGCCTGTACTGAATCACCCGCAACGACTCGTTGTACTCACTGTAGATGTTCATCAAGTCCTGCGCGTAGGGCTGTTTGAACTCTTCCCAGCGAGGCAGTTCAATCTGCTTCCTCTTGATCGCGTTGAAGATGTCGCTCATGACGTCCGTGCGATTCGTCATCCATCGGCGATAGTTCGGGTTCCAGTGAACCTTCTTCTTCGACTTCGCCACGTACTGGTACTTCTGCACACGCTCCTGTCCGAAGGTTCGAACAAGGCGATCGTTCGGATAGTGCCCGCCACCGTAGTCGGCGCCGATGATGACGACGTTGAAGTACCGGAGCATCTGGATGATCTTCGTGAGCTGGACTTCCGGGTCCGTGTCCTCGCCGACGAAGCGGTGGACGTAGAAGATCCGAAACTTCGAGTTCACGTACATCCCTAGCGTCAGCACGGTGTACGAGTGCTCGCCAGTATTTCCCTGGTAGGAGATACAACCGTTGCGTTCAGTGACGATGTACCCAGAGGGAACGGCGCAGCAGTAGACCTTGCCCTTGTACGGTACGTACTCCGTTGAGGATGAAGGCGTATTGAAGGTCACGTCCCGCCCCTCCGACCAACACACGCGCCATTGCGTCTTCTTGTTTCCGTTGGCCTCCTTGTGCAGACGAAGAACCGAGCGAAGCCCGAGTTTGATGCACAACTCTTGAAAGTCCTCGCAGAGGCCCTTCGAGATGGACGAAAAGGCACCACCAGTACAATTGGGTCGGAGATCTACGGTTCCGTCTCCGTCGACGAGGGCTTGCCACAAGATCTTCAGTTGCCGCACGCTCAGTTTCAAAAATTCACGTGGGATGCGCTTATCGGAACCGCAAGTCCCCACGTTCTCAGCATACCAAGCCCAGAACTGTTTTCCGTAAATGGTCCAGTTTACGTCGCCTGTTTTCTCGTTAGGAAAGGCTTTGAAGGGGATCGACATCCTTACCAGGCAGTCCTGCATCTTCTGGTAGGTGACTTCATTGACAGTTCGACGCTGGGGCATCTTGAGGCAGGAGGGGCGCTCTCCGTCGAAGCAGAGTCCACCCTCACTGATCAAGTACCCAAGAAGTTCGAGCCAGTCGTCCATAGAGAAGATACGGGCGTCGGCTCCGCTATAGCCTGGACTTACTGGTCGAGGCGGCAGCGTAAAGGAGGGTAGTTCTTCCCCCCTCCATGCGACGGAACCCACGAACTTGACGTTCCCTCCTCGCTGAACGAGGTCCCCCGCGGACTCCGTGAGCCAGTACGCTCCTTGCGAGACGCCGACGCGCATCCGATGCGTGTCGGTAACCAGGAGGTCCATCCCTCCCTTCGTCTTGAAATGAAGAAGAGGTCGGTCCCACTCACGCACCGTTCGCGCCTTCGGCAGGACGAAAGTCATCTCTCGCGTATCAGGATCCCATTGAGCAACCTTGTCTTCATCCGTGAGCTCCTGAAAGTACTTGAAGCCGCCCTCCGTAAGGATGCGGGTCTCCTCGTCGTGACACCCCCAGTCGACTCCCGCGAAGACGTCGCGCCCGTAGGACATGTTGCGGAGCGCCTCGAGCGCCTCGAAGCTCATTCGAACTTCTTCGAGGCAGCACTCCTGCACCTGCTTCATCGTGAGCGGGCGGAGGCCGGAGTCGAACGAGATGCCGAGGACCTCGTTGTAGAACTTGTCGCGGCCGTAACGCTCGTAGTCGAGGAGGATCTCGCTCCAGGCCTTCCACGGGACCATGAGCTGTGGGATCCGGTAGCTCTCGAACGGAGCTTCCTCCACCATCCGCGCCCACTGCGCGTCGGGGTGCATCGGATCGATGAGCTCTCTGCATTTCTCGCAGACTAGGCCCTTCTTCTCGATGTTCTTCTCGCAGAGGATATTCCAGTACCGACCGCCGTCGCCCCCGTGTCGGTCGCACGGAACAACCCACTCTCCCTGCGTCGAGAGGTTCGCGCGGTAGTACTCGATGACGTTGTCGAGACTCTTCGGCGTGCCCGAGTAGACGAAGCGCTTCCATCGCTCCGGGGCGTGGGAAGTACACTGCTCGATGATCGGGATGTTGTCGGAGAGGATGTCCTGGAGCTCGTCGATGAGGAGCTGCCAGGCGGGGATGCCGCGGGTCCGGTCGGCGTTGAGGAACGCGTAGCGCAGCGTGATCTTCGAGCGATTGACGAACTGCTTCTCGAAGACGTTCTGCTGGAGGGAGTTCATCGTGAACGCGCGCAGGACGTCGCTCGTCTCGAGCGGGTCCTTGATACGGTCCGAGCTGAACGTCTTCGTCTGCGTCGCCGACGGCGAGACGTAGAGCGTCCGGCAGCCCGTCACCATGCACGAGTACGTGATCGCCCGGTTGCCGAGGAGCGTCGACTTCTCGACCTGCCGCGCGCAGAAGAGAAGGATGCGCCGCGCCGGCGTGTCGTACGCCCGGCGCATGTGGCGACGCCCGTTGAACGTGAACTTCTCGTAGCCGAAGCCGTCCTCCCGGGGCATCCGGAAGGCGAACTCAGTGAACTGCGACGGGAGGATCGAGGGGATGCTCGGGAGCTTCTTCCTCTTCTTCTCGAGCTCGAGGAACTCTACGAAGGGCGCCGGCTCCGGCATCCAGACTTCTTTGCCTTCGAGGACCTCATCGGAGACGGGCTCGTCATCCGCATCGAGCTCGAAGTCTTCTTCCAGTACAGTCTGCGCAGCCATGTTTCCTCCCGAAGATACGAACGATCCCCAGGTCTGGGCGAACGGACTCTGGGAGACCTTCTCCCGAACCAGCGATCACTTCAACGGTGAGGCCTGCGTCACGAAGACGCAGGAAGGCGTTGATGTTGCTCTCTTCCTTCAGCGGGCTCCATCGCCCGAAGAGAAGAAGCACATCATCGCCTTCGCGCGTGAGTACCTGCGCTCGTCGGGCTGGCGCTCCGAGCGACTGAAGTTCGACAAGCGCTACTTTCTCATCCAGGCGTCGAGGCTGGCGTCCATGGCCTCGGCGAAGCGGTAGGCCATGGCGTGCGGGTCGAGCAGGTGCCCGAACCCGTAAGCACGGAACCACCACGAGTCGAGCGGATCCTTCGGGCTGTAGGGAGCCAGGTCGTAGTAGATGTGCTGGGCCTTCAGGCGTGGAACGTCGGCGTTGAAGATCGACTTCGCCACGGGCTCGAGCACGCTCGCGAAGACATCCCCCCAGTAGTGACGAACATCTCCGAGCTTCTCGACCTCGGGGGTCTTGTAGAAGTGGAAGACGATGTCGCCGTCGGTGATGGCGAACTCGGAACGAAACGTCGTGTAGTCGTTGATCGGGATGAACGTGAGAGGGAGAACCTCATGGTTCTTGTGCTGCTCCCTTACGATTTCTTCGACCGCCGGGCGGGGCAGTTCCTGGAAATTCATTGGTCTCCTGAGACATGGGCTGTAGCTCCGCCGTGTGCGCTCCGGAGCTGAGTTGGTGGATAGAGGGAATCGGCGCGGTATCCGTCCGGAGTGCGATCGCGTGGAGCTGTTCACGAAGGTTCTCGTCTGGCTTCACGATCGACTCAAGCATCTCAGTCATGTTCCTCGCGACGTCGGAGAAGTTCTTCGCCGTGATGGAGTCCTTCAGACTGCCATAAAGCGTGGCTTCTGCGGCACGAAGAACAGCCATAGCCTGCACAAGTTCAACCGACTGCGCCAGTTCCTGCTTCCCGGGCATCGCCCCCATGCGCATCTGGGACATCAGCGCAGTAACGGGAGAGTAGGGCAGATCGGCCGCGAGACGCCGAGGGTCCATGTACGACGCCTTCTTGGCGGCCGCGTTGAGCGCGCGGTCTTCCTTCGAGGCGTTCTCCCCCGTCGCGCCGGTGACCTCCACCCGGTAGTGCATCAGTGCGCGCATCTGGGTGGAGTCGAGGAGGTCGATGTTCCAGAAGTACTTCTTGTACTGCTCGAGCGCTGGGCCCGTGCAATACATCCCTCGGTACTTCACCACGGCCGCGGCGATCTCCAAGAGCGGAGCGTGACTGAGAATCATCGCCTCGACGAACTCTTTCGCCCGCGGATTGCGAAGAACTCGCAGTGCAATGCGGGTGTCATCGTCGGGGAGGTACAACGAACGGATGCCCTCCTTGATCAAGAAGCGGTGCGAGCGGATATGAAGCGCGTTGTTCGGGTAGAACGGCTTTGGGGCTACGCACCGATCCCTGAGATCTTGAAGGTATGTCGAACCAAGCGAGTCGAGTCCCGTGCCCGCGCAAATACTCTTGATCTGATCGTCCGTGTACTCGTCCGGATGAACAATCAAGTACTTCAGATAGAACTCGGCGGGCGACCGGAGAGCCATTAGTTCTTGGAGAAAGCCAGAACTTTCAGCCCCTCGATGACCTCTTCGGTGGAACGCACAGCGGATTCGAGGGCTGCGACGGGAACATCCTGCATCCCGAGACGCGCAGCCACCAGGAGCTCGCAGAGCCTCTTCTGGGACGCTTCAATCTCCGGAAGCGCGGACAGAAAAACGCGAATGTTCTCCGGGTTCAAGAACCCGAGTGAGAGCACCGTGTCGACGGCGGACGGATCCGGAATCACGGCAGCCTCTTTGACAAGATCGCGCCGCAGGTTCGGGAGGAAAGAGAGGACGGCGGACGCCATCTTCACGGCCTCCCCGTACTGCTCCTCAGACGTGCTCAGCTCGCGTGCGGTCATCACCTCGATGACCCGGTGCCCCGGCAGCGCCTCGGCGAGCTTGTCGAAGCCGTGCTTGGGGTTGACCCCGAGGCCGGCGAGGAGGAACACCGCGTCGTCGAGCGAGAGGAACTGCGTCGCGTCGGACGCGAGCTTCTCCACGGGCGGGCCCTTGAACGAGAACGAGTCGGGGCCGCCGCAGCGAATCTCGACGACGCCGCCGCGCGCGAGGTGCGCCATCTTGGAGATCTGGCCGGGGTCGCCCTGCAGCGCGATCTCGTCGCACTGGTCGAGCGGAAGCCAGCTCATCGTCTCCGGAACGAGGAGCCGGCCGTCCTGGAACTGGATCTTCGCGAGGTTCGGCTGAACGCTCACCTCCACCGGACGCCCGTCGTAGGTCTCACCGTGGAGAACGATGCCGCCGTCGCCGGGCTCCGCGCCCTCGACGGAGGCCGTGATGGTGATGGGGATGGTGGCCTGCGCGCGCCCGTTCGTCAGGAGCTCGTAGAACACGCCCTTCCCTCGGGGGCTGCCCTCCATGAGGTTCGCACCGATGCCGACGCTGACGCCGGCAATCTCCCCCTGGACGGACGCGTTCGACCCGTTCGTGAAGAGGCAGATCGGAAGGGGCGTCCCGTCGAGATCGAGCAGGTTCGGGAAGACGTACCCGATGAGCTCTCGGTCCTCGGTGTCCTTCACCTTGTAGATGCCGAAGTCCTTGATCAGCTCGTACTTGTCCTCCTCGGGCTGCGGCGTCGAGTCCGCCGTCGCCCCTTCGGACATCGTCACGCCGCCGCTGACGTCGGTGTCGAAGGCGATCTTCTCCCCGAAGCGACGGACGACCTCGCCGCGATCGAGCAGCTCCTCGACGGGCTCCCAGCAGTAGTGCGCGGCCATCTTCACGACGTAGCCCTCAGGAGCCTTCAGGACCTGCACCGCCGTCGGGGGCATGTCCCGGAGCACGGCCGCCGTCTTTTCGACGGACAGGGGCCGGCAGCTCGCCAGCTTCGAGAGCGCGGGCGTCGTCGCCGCGTCGTTCCGGAGGAAGGCCGTCTGCAGCGCGGGGTTCGCGAGCTTCTGGAAGAACGCGCGGTGGTCGCTCTCGTTGATCGTGGGGAGGATGCGGTCGAGGATCGAAGCGTGCTTGGGCCACGCGGGAGATTCTTTCTCCTCTCGAATGTACGCGTGGAACTTGTCCTTGTGCTCCCCCTTCAACTGCGCGTGGTTCGCAGGGAGGCCCGGAGTTCCTTTCTTCCAGTGCTCGTAGTACTCCTGCACCGTATCTGACGCCTCCTTCGTGCCCGCGCTCGAGACGGCGCCGCCTCCCCCGAAGCCGTAGTTCTGTCGGTACGGCGGGTAGAGCTGCCCGATGATCGACTGGTCACCAGGGCCCTTGCCCGTGATGTCGAAGGGCGTGGGGCGGAAGATCGCCTGGCGCAGACGCGGCTCGGTGAGCGGGAGCATGTCGTTGCCCGGCGTCACGATCACGTCGAACGGCTGGAGCTTCATCTGCTTGACGATGACGGGAATCTTCACCGTCTTGATGCCCGCAGCCTGTTGTCCCGCCGCCGATGTCGCGTGCTGGATCTCCGACTTGTTAGAGATCTCGACGTGGCCGAATGCGTAGCCGCGCTCCGGATCGACCTTGTCCATCACAACGTGAGGTTCAAAGTCCGAGACGTACGGAACTTGTTTGTAGAGCTCCTGAAGGATCTCGTGGGGCCAAGCATTCGGGTCTTCCGGAAGAGGAACCTCCGAGGCCTTCTTCTCGAATTGAATCGACGTATCGATGAACAGGTCCATATGGCTCCCTCTCAGGTGACCTTTATAATAGCGGCAAGGGAGACAGAAGCGGAGAGGCTTTTGGTCGTCAGAAGTACGCCGAACACGGTGTCTCCAGGAACAAGACCGCCCAAACCGGCAGAGAACGCCGCGTTGATATCCGCGCCGGCTTGCGCGAGCGTCGTCGTCGGACCGATGTAGCCCCACGAGGCAACAACAACCGGACCCGCGGAGAGATTCGCGGAGAGCTGCGCAAGGAAGTCTATGGCGGGGAGCTTCAAGTTGATGGCCGCCGCTATAAGAAACTGGATGCCGCCAAGCTTCAAAGCGAGCGACGCGGAGATTGCCACACTTGCCGATAGAGATGCCGTGAGCTGGATGGACGGAAGTGATAGCGAGAGCGCCGCCGTGAGACTGGCGGCGATACTTGCAATCCCAGTGAGTGTGGCCTGAATAGTTGCCAGCGGGTTCGAGATAGAGAGCCCGAGCTGAAGCTGTGCCTCAAGCGCGCCGTTGAGCTGGAGAGCAAAGTCGGCCTGAAGACCACCGAGACCAAAGGCCCCGAAGAGCATCAAGTCGAGTTGACCTAGAAGAGGCGCCGTAATGCTGAGGGAGGCTGCGGCGGAGAGGTTGATCGCCCCGAGAGGAAAGGAACCAATGAGGGTGAGACTCACGCTGTCTCCTGCAAGTACTTCATGGTCGTTCTATGAGGAGCATTGAAGGCCCATTCAAGTTAAGACGGTCGGTTCTGCACTGACTATTGTTCCAGTGACAGGTATCGCAGGGATGCCCGCGGGTGGCACACCGATCGAGAGGGTACCGGGGATAGGGATACCAGGTACCGCAATGTTGGGGGCTAGAACTCCGATCGGAGTAAACACCGCCGGCATCTGAGTGATGTACGACTGAACAATGTCCGAGAGACGTGCAACGGGGCGCGTGCCTGGGCCAAGGCGCACGAGCTTGCCCTTGATATGTGCAGAAGAGCCTCCGTCGAGCACCGCGCCCTCCTTCACTACAAAGTTGAGCGCCTTCTGCCCCGTGACCTCAATGTCGTCCTCGACGGCGATGATCATCTTCTTCTTCACCTGGAGAGAGAGATTCCCCTCCATTCGGAAGAGCACGTTCCCCTGTCGGTCAAAGATGAACTTCAAGACCGAGGTCTTCACCGTGGCGGGACTCGCCGAATCTCCCGTCTCAGAAACAAACCCCTTCGGTGACACCGAGAGCTCGCATATGACAGGGTTGTCGCTCCCTTGCCCCACACCAGCAGCCGCAAGCTTGACCCCCCCATCGGGCTCTGGGTACGGGTTGTAAACCTTGCCTACGCAAAGACGAATGTCTGCGTACTTGTCGTTCGCGAAGACGCGAAATGTCTGCATGTACTGCGTCGGAAAGTTCGTCTGCGAAGGCCCATCCTGTAGCCCCCAGAGAACGGTGCCGCCTGTATTGTAATGCGCATAGTTCTCGCTGACATCAATCATGAGATTGTTCAACGGGACGAAGATGCGCTGTGAAAGCGACGTAGCCCCGATCTCCAGAACACCGCCGCGGTGAAGGCGAACGAAGTTCCCGTCACGACCGCGAATCCCCATATCCCCCGGCTTCGCACGAGGCCTCCCGCCGGCAAAAGAAGCGTCGGTGGGGTTCACCGGCGGGGCACCGTGAGAGCGCGTGCCAAGCGGCGCGCCATCAGCAGCCCCGTTCGTGAGCTCATGTGGCATCAGGAAGGAGAGGACGAACGGTGGTGATGTATCCCCGGGCACGCAGACCTGACAGACTGAGCCCACTTCGGGGAAGGCGTAGAAGCCCTCCCCGTTGTTGACGTTCATGTACGGAGAACCTACCTGGATGTCGAAAAACTTCTTCCGATCGAACGTGCAGACGATGTTCACCGTCCAGTTCACGAGGTTGATCCCCACAACCCGGCCCTGAAGAATGAGCGCTGGGTCAGTCCCCTCGCTCGAGGCCATACCCGTTCGGGCGAATCTCTTCGACATGTCAGTGCGCCATCTGTTCTTCTAGTAGTAGTGCTTGGGCACATCGTGCAAGTGATGAAGTCCGGGCTTCTTCGCATCGGCGGAAGTAAGGCCTAGCTCAGCGCCGTATGCGATCGCCGGGACGGGGTGCATTGAATGGATGTTCGAGATCCCCAGGTTCGCGGACGCCTCCAAAAGAGTAGAGCGAAGTTCACGGTGCTGCATTTTCGCCATCCAGTCCTCCTGGAGCTCGAGGGGCATGTACTCCACCCCCTTCAAGACGGGCTCGTGCTCGATCGGCCTCTTTCCCTGCTGAACAAGTTCGGCGTTCATCTTCTGAACAACGGAAGTAGGACGGAACTCGCCGCGAAGAACAGAAGGATGATCACCGGGATCATGGACTTTGGTCAAGTTACTCATTGACTTGACCATTACTTCGACAGACCGACGCTTGATGTGCTCATCCTTGTACAGCTTGTAAATCTCGCTCGCGAGGTGGTTCTGCACCTGATCGATGCTCTTCGTCGCCCGGTACAGGTCGTGTGGGTTCAAGATCGTACGGTTCGGGTCGGACAGATGTTGCCCCGCCTCAACGTGCATCCCCACGACCGGCGGCGTCCAGGCCACGTACGCGGGGTCGAGGGTGGCGTGCGGTAGGTCCTTTAGAAGAGAGTTGCCACCCGTGTCTTTGCCTACGAAGTGCTTCTCCTTTCCGATCCACACGTCAGTACCCGTCCCGTGATGATCGATCTTGTCGATCTTCCCGCTCTGCATCGACAACGTGGCGGCGTTGCTGATTGTGTCCTCGAGTTTGGCTAGCTGCTGGAAGCGCGCGAATGAATTCAAGAGGTTCTTCTTACCCCCCGCCTCAACAACCCCGCCCGTGTGGAAACTCTTGAGCGTGAGCTGAACAGCGCGTTCGCCGACGGTGTGCGCAGAGATGACGCCGATGTTAGTACCGAGCGGGTGGTGCGTCCCCGTCGCGGAGAGGCCGACGCACTTCTGACAGAGGCCCTTCTCCTCCTCGCACTTGAGGGGGGATCGCACGACGATCTTTGCGTTTTGATTCGACCGGCGAATCTTGCTCATCATGTCAGGCGTCACGATGTCGCCCGCCTTGAAGTGGAGGTCGCCCGCCTTGAAGTCCTGCGCGAGGTGCCGATCGTGCACGTCCGGCTCGTTCACGCTGAGGGCAACCCCGTGCGTGGTCCCACAGTCATGATTGTTCACGAGCAGGTGCATCATGTTGTTCATCAGAAGCTTCGACATGTAGCCGGGCTCCTGCACTTCCTGCACCTTCATGACAGCCCCGCGGCGAGCTCCGGGCATCTGGTTCCAGTAGCCCGCTACGTCAAGACCCTCCGAGTAGCTCTTCGTAACGGGCGTAGGGAGCGTCTTACTCTCCGAGTCCTGGAAGAGCATCGGAGCGAGCACCATCTGCTTGTACTGTTCCCAGCCCGGCTTCACACCGGCTTCGTGCATCAAGAAGAGGTTAGACGGGTCTTTCTGCGCCTTCGCGATGTGCTGTTTCTTCATCTCTCCGTCGGCGCTGTTCCAGAGCAAAATGGACTGCCGATCCTGCTCGTGTAGCGGGAGCTTCTTGTCCGCATAGATAGCGTCGACCTTCTTCTGCGTCGCGCCGAGAACGTGATTTCGGACCGCCGTGTCCGGCGTGAAGTCATTGAGCCCGAGTGTGTGAGTCCCGACAGGTATGGAGATCGAGAGCTTCGGGTCGAGAGAGGCCCCGGGGTAGCCCTTGATCGAGTCGAACCTGAATGCGTGGCCCTGCGGCAGGTGCGGAAGAACGACAGTTCCGAAGGCCGCTCCGTTGCCCATGTCCTTGAGACGATTCACGACAGTGCCATAATCTGCCGTGTGCTCCTTTGCGAGCCCAGTCAGAAGAGTGTCTAGACCCTTCCGATCAACAGTCGTTTTGAGGTCATGGAGGATGTTCTTCTGGAGCTGAGTGCCACCCTTCTTGTCCTCGGGGAGCGTCGCGGCGAGCAGGATGCGCCCGGCCGTGGTCTCTCCACCGGGAATGTGGATGCGGTCGTTGACGTGCATCTTCCCATTTCGGAGGTGATCGATCGCGTGCCCGGGGTTGTCGAACTTGTGAACGGCGGCGCCGTGATTGACGCGGGACAACTTGTAGAGCCCGAGAGCGCTCTCGAGCGTCGGCTGGTACACGACCTTCCCCGTCGACTCGGCGAGGAGGTTGTTCGAGGGGAACATCTTGCGCGCTTCTTCCACGGCCTCGTGAGAGATCGGAACGAAGATGCTCATCGTGTCCCCGTCGAAGTCGGCGTTATACCCGCCGGTCACGAGGGGGTGGATCTGCACAGCGCTGCCGGGGGACAGGCGCGCCTTGAAGGCCTGCACGCTGTACTTGTGGAGCGCCGGGTCTCGCTTCATCAGGACGGGGCGCTCGGCCATGACCTTCTCTAGCGCGTCCCAAACGGCCCTCGGTTTCTTGTCCAGGAGTGCGGCCGTGTCCCCGCCCATCGGCGTCTTTACGGCGCCCATCTCCCAGAGCTTCTTCACGACGAAGGGCTTGAAGAGATCGAGTGCGGCCGCGCGCGGGATGCCCACCTCGTCGAGACCGAGCGCCGGCTCCGGGATGATCGTCGAGCGCATCGTCAGGTCCTGACGACGGTTCATCAGGGTCTCCTGGAAGAAACCGTTCTTTGGAATACCTCCGGCGATCTGATGTAGCAGCCCCTTCTGCTTCACGTCGTCGTAGGGAATCCCGACACCCATGAGCCCCTTCACGCCATCGTAGTACTCCCGACGGAGATCCTTCTTGTTCTCGTCAGTGAGGTGCCTCGTAAGAATCGGATCTTTGAGCTTCTCATTGATCTTGGCGAACTCGGAGTAGAGCCCGTTCACGTCGGCGTACTTCAGGTCTCCGCTCGGAAGCTGGGACACGGGGCGCATCACTGGAGGAAGAACGGGCAGGTTATGGAGAACGTAGGCCTCCGACGGCCTCAGCTTGAGCTGGTCGAGCGCCTGGAGGAACTTCACCCTCTTGAGGGCCGCGTCGACCTTCGGCCCCTTGGCGATCTTCAGCGTGTTGTGCGCCGTCGGGAGCTCCTTCGCCACGTCGATCTTGTCGAGGAGCATCTTGATGGCGCCGCCGCCGGTCGTGCCCTCCCCGATGTTGACGAGCGCGCCCTTGGCCGTGACAGCCTTCTCCCCGTGGATGATCGAGGCATAGTCCTTCTTCTTGAGGCCCGTGAGCGACTGAATCGCGGACTCGAAGACGGGGTTTGGGAGGGGCTCGGCGAGCTCGATGCGGGACCACTTCCGGCCCTGGTGACCGCCGGTCAGCTTCTCATCGAAGAGACCGCCGGGGCGGGGGCGAAGGTCTCCGTCCTTCGTGTTCTTCGCGTAGAGGAGGTCCATCGGCTTGGTGAGGACGTTCGGCGCCATCGCCTTCACCTGCCCGTCCGTCATAGGCGAGAGGATGAAGTTGTGGCCCTTCTTCTCCATGTTCACGCCACTCGCGCGGAGCATGTCCTCGAACTTCCGAAACGCGAACGTGGGCGTCGGGGTCGGGAGGGGCGCACCTGTTTGGATCGCCGCCCATACCTGGTTGTGCTGGCTCGCCCAGCGCTTGTCAGGATTCGTTTGCGGGTCGGGGCCCTCCGACTTCCAGGTCTGCATCTCACGGATGTTTGCCTTCGCGCCGTGCGCGAGCATCGCGTACATGCCGAGGACGCCCATCGACTGCCCGCCCGTACCTCCTCCAGAAGACGGCTGCAGGTTCAGGTCGTAGTGCTCGTTGTTCCGCATGCCCGGCATAGCCATGCCGGAGCGCACGGAGAGCTTCTTGTCCACCTGGTGGACGAGCTTCATCATGTACTGCGGACCGACCATCGCCTTCCCGAGGGACTGCTTCGTGTGCGGGTCGATCACCTCCTCGGTGTCCGGGATGCCATGCTCCTTGAGAAGGTCTTTCACCCGCTGGAGGTGGTCGGTTTCGGGCTCGAAGTTCTTCACCAAGTACGGCTTGCCCGTCTTCTTGGCGATCTTCGCGATGGCGGTCTCGAGGACCTGCCCGACGTTCATGCGCCCCGGGACGCCGGAGGGGTTGAGCGCGACCTCGATGTGCTTGCCGTCCGTGGTGTGCGGCATCTCCTTATCTTCGAGGATCTTGGTGACGATGCCCTTGTTGCCGTAGCGCCCAGCCATCTTGTCACCGACCTGCATCGGCTCGATGGTGCGGACGTGGACAGTGATCTTGTCGCCGGCGTGATGCACGTCGACGACATCCCCTTCGAAGTCCGAATCCCAGCGCATGCTCTTGTCCGTATGCGCCCCGCTCATGCTGCGACGAATCGCTGAGAGGCCAGATCGATCCTTGATCTGGTACGGCTTCGTGGCGAGGACGAGCGGATCTCCCGGCGAGACCTTCTGCCCTATGCGAACGATGCCCTCATCACCGACCTTCTCGAGCTGCAGGCGGGAGAAGAGACCCGGGTGTTGAATCTGAAACTTCCGCTTGTTGACGGTGATGTCCCGATCGAGCTGAAGGTGATCCTTGTGGAGGTGCTCGCTAGAGAGCTTCGCCGCCGCGCTCTGCGAGATGACGATGCCGTCCTCGAAGTTGTAGCCCTTGAACGGGATGTACCCGACGCGCAGGTTCGTTCCGAGAGCGAGGGTCCCGTTGCGCGAGTAATTCGTATCGGCGATGGTCTGCCCCGCCTTCACGGTGTCACCGACCTTTACGAGAGGCGTCGAGTGAAGAACGCTCTTCGTGTCGTTGACGGGGTAATTGTTGTAGAGCTGCACCTCGTGGTGCGCGCCCTTCTCGTCCTGGATGATGATGCCGTCCTTCCGGATCTCCAGGACCTTTCCGTTGGTGGGCGCCGCGTGCGATGCCTGCTTTCCAAGGAGGCCCTCGAAGGACTCAATCCCCTTCGTCACTACACCCGAATGTACTTGAACGAGGGGCGCCTCTCTGTGGAGGAGGGAGATCGACTGCTCGATGTGACGTGATGCCATCGAGGCCCTGTTGCCGCTCGTGTTCCCCAGGAAGGGGATCAAGTTCGACGTCATGTTGAAGAGCTGCGACGAGTGCCGCATCACGTAGTGCGCGTCGCTGAACTTCCCGTCGACGATCTTATTGCCCTGACCGCTCATCTTCACCGTGTCGTGAAGAGGAACAGGCTTGCCGCCTTCCCACCGAACCTGGTCGGGAAGAACAACGCGAGCCGACATGAACTCCCCAGGGCTGACCAGATCGGTCTTGCCCGTGAGTGTATTGTACAGGTGGATGCGAGGTTCATTGCCGACCTTCTTCACCCCGATCGGGAGACGCAGCGTAACGCCCGTCTTCTCCCCCTCCGGCGTGTTGATCGGGTCGAGGAAACCCAGGTGCGACGGATTGACGAACTTCGCCTCGTTATTGACGCTCTGTTCACTCTGGATACCGCCCGGACCCATGATGGTCGTCTGCATCGACGAGCTCACCATCTCCACGGGGTTGATCTGACTGGCTACGCGAGAGGCCATGTTCTTGTGGAACGTGTGCTTGATCGGCTCATTGAAGAGATCGAACTTCACAACGTCACGCACGCTGGTAGCCTTATTCACCTGTCGCTGCGCGCGCGAGCTGATCACCTTCCCCGCGTTCCGTAGGAAGTCGTGGGCGAAGTCGCCGACTGTACGGAGGTCCTTGAAGATGAGACTGTCACGGTCATCCTCCGGGTGCCCTCCGTGGACCTTGAGGAGCTTCTCCGTCGCCTTGTGCAAGACCTCACCGCTGACATGATCGTACGGCTTACCGAGAGTAATGCTCGTGGAATCGGGGCGAAGACGGGATGAGAGCATGGTGTCGACGAGGTGCTGCTCGGCGACCTCTTTCGACGGAGCGGTGGACTTTCTGGACACCTTGTAGAAGCGCTCTACTGCGCCGGCGGCGCCGCGCATGTTCTTGTTCGCGTCGAAGATCTCCTTGCCCCAGCTCTTCGTGAGGTCATCGTCACTAACGCCCATCGTCTTCAAGAGCGGGTAGAGGGGCAAGTGCGACTTGCTCGCCCCGTACTGCATCTCGAAGACCTTCTTGTCAGGATGAAAGACAACGTCGAACGACGAGCGTCCAGCGACATTCATCCGACTCTCGAGCTCACCGTTACGACGGCGCTTCGTGTAAACGCCCGGCTTCAACTGCCACTGGTTATCGACCTGGTACTCCTGGCTACCTGACGGACCGGCCACGATGTAGCTGTATCGACTCGTCATCTTCGGGATCTCAGCGATCCGAATTCGCTTCGAGTCGATGACTTTGCCCGTTTCATTGTCCTTGAGCGTCAGGTGCGCGAAGACAGGTACCGACCAGCTCTCCCCACTGACCTTCGCCTTGTGCTGCCCGCGGAGATCGTCGGGATGTAGATCATCTTTCACCTCGAGATTGTCGAGGTAGAGCGATTGTACTTTCCCCTGAATGCGGCCGCCGGGGAAGTGGCTCTCGATTCCTTCGAGAACGCGCTTCTGAAAGTGATCGAAGGCTTCCGCCGGATTGAGATGGGCCAAGTTCTTACCTCTTCAGAGTTGCTCGCAGAGTACCGCACGCCTGGAAAAGGGCGCAAGCAATACGCCCTACGGGGGATAAGACTTCTGACAGTGTAGTGCCCTCATTCAAAGAAGAAAAAGTGGAACCCAACGGCAACAGCGGGGCGGAGTTCGAGAAGTACGTCGACAGCTTGTTCAACCCGATCGAGGCTGAGGAGCCGGAAGAACAAGAAGAAGAGTAACTCGTGAGCAACCGCAAAGTCTTCTGGTGGGCGTTCATCGCAGGTGCGTTGAACGGAATACTAATTGGAATTCGAGAGCTGCTTAGTGAGGATCGCAGCAATGCTTCTGAATCCGTACACGGACCAGCACCGGGTTCGCCCAATCCCGGGGACGCGTCTGCTGGAGGACATGATCGGACTAGTGGGGGAGGAGGTGAGGGATCCAAAAGAGCCGTATAAGCGGTGGAGGATTCAGTCGACCTTCGCTCCCCTTCGTGGGCGTGTACTCGGCGGCATCCGCGTGAAGCTCATCGACCAGAAGGGCTTCATCACCTTCTGTAACCAGCGGGACCTCGAAGTCGTGCTTGGTCTCGAGGCACCCGGCAATTGGTGCGTCTGGGCGGGGCATAAGTACGTCGACCCGGAAGACCGGAGTTGGATCGGTTTCTGTGCCGACGAGGACGATCTCCTCGACGACCTGCAGGAACGTGAGCTGAACCTTCGAGGAACTACCCCTGGAGGCGTTCTAACTGCCCCCCTAGAACTACAGAGGAGAATACACATAGAAGAAAAAGTAGATGTAGAAGAGTTGTTCATATTCGTCTGGGACTTCGACCCCGATACCGGGTTTTTTCCGGACATGAGACTTGAAACGATCGAGAAGCGCTGGTCTCGCGTGCAAAGGGAAAAGGTGAGATGGAACCGGATCTGACGTCCATCACGGGCGTTACCAAGCAGGTCTGCGCCCAGTGCGGGGAAGAGATTGAATTCGCCGAAGAAGTCTTTCTACTTCAGATCGTTCGGGCGCACGAGGCACATGGGCAACTCTCTCTCCATCTGGCGCTGGATGACACCGGGGACTTCTTGTACGAGCCGCACTTCATTCACTTCAAGTGCTGGGAAGAAATACAGGAAGAGCTAGAAGAAGAGCTCGAGAACGAGCCACCGATACTCGCGGCTCGGGGGGTGATCGACTGCAAGTCCTGCGGAGGAGGAATACAACCCTCTGAAGTTCTAGGGGCACTGACCCTGGGTGAGCTGTACGTTTCAAAGCGCGCCCCAACGTCGACGGGGCGCGGTGAGGACTTCGAGGAGGGCGGAGATCCCTTCTTGTTTTGTGTCTACTGCCTCAACTTGATCAACGACAACTGGCTGGAGTTCTGGGCGGGCGGGATCTCTGAAACCGGCGAGTGCATGGACTGCATCCAATCGCGCTGCTGGCGCTTTCGAGAGACGAGCCACGAGTGCCAGTGTCTTTGCCACACTGAAGTTCCGCCTGAAGAAGAGTAGGTGTTCTATGTCGAAGCCGTCGACTGATATGAAAGACGCAGTACGTGAGCTCGATCTCACAATGCCGCTCGAGAGGTTCTTGGCGATCTGCTTTCTGGTCCCCATGGGGGACCCGTGCGACCCCGCCTGCATCTGGGGGCTCCCCGTGATGCTGCATGGGTCACCAGGCATCGGTAAAACAGCGCGCATTCACCAGGCCGCGCGCGCGGCTAACTTGCAGTGCAAGCCGGTCGAGCTCGGCGGTCGCCAACCGGAGGACGCGTCGGGTGCGCCCTTCCTCACGCGCGACGACAAGCTGGTCATCGCCTGCCTCCTCAGCCCCGTGAACGAGCTCAACGAGATCGGCGAGGGTGTGCTGTTCCTCGACGAACTCACCTGCGCGCGCCCCGCGACTCAGGGCGCGTTCCTCTCCGCTGTCCAAGAGCGGCGCGTCGGCGACACGCAGTTCTCGAATCACATCCGCATCGTTTGCGCGGGCAACCCGCCGAACGAGGCTGCTGGTGGGTACCAGCTCCAGCTCCCGATGGCGAATCGGATGGCCCATCGGGATATCCCGCCCCCGACGGTAGACGAGTACCTCCGCCATCGAATGCAGGGGACCAACAGTAAGGTAAAGAAACTCGACGGGGACATGAGCAAGATCATCAACGAGTGGCACAATGCACTTCCGATGGTGATAGGGCTCGAGGCCGGCTTCCTTCGTAGGTTCAAAAAGCATCTCTTCACGATCCCACCGATGGGCAAGGCGGATAGGGGAAAAGCGTTTCCGACACCCAGATCCCTCACCGCGGCGATGAACGCGGTGACCACCTGCCGCATCCTCGGACTAGATACGTCTCACCAGGCTGAGCTTGTAGCCGCCTGCATCGGGAACGAGGCGGCGATCGACTGGGAGACCTGGGTCAACGACGCGGACCTCCCCGACCCGCTCGACATGCTCAACAACGGGTGGAAACCAGATAAGGATCGCCTAGATCGCACACAGGCAGCCTTCTCCTCCGCCGTGGCCTACACGCTCAGTCGGCAAGACAAGAACGAACAACTACTACTGGCCCCTAAAGCCTGGAATCTCCTAAAAACACTCACTGAGGTGGGCCTCGCGGACATCGCGGTCCCCGCGGCCAGCGACCTCATACAGCGGGGGTACGGCACGAAGGCCGGCAAGGAGATCGCTGAGGTCGCGAGACCTATCTTGCTGCGCTTCGGAAACATGGGCTTCGACGACCTCATGAGGGAGAACTGATGCCTGTCGCGCCCAACCTGCGATTGAGCTTCGACGAGAAGTTCGCGTTATCCCGTACATTCATCCGGAGGAAGTGGCCGTACCTCATGTCAACGGTGTACGGCCTCATCTTCCGTCCGTATCCCGAGCACGAGACGATGTTCACGACCCCCGGAATGGTCCTTGCGGCGAACCCTGATTTTGTCGAGAGCCTCGAGATCGACGTACTCGCTTCCTGCATCGTTCACGAATGCTCCCACGTGCTCCGGGACTTCTTCAGAAGAGTCGCTCTCATGGATGATCCCGCCCTGTTCAACCAGGCGGCGGACATCCCGATCAACGACTCACTCCGAGAAGCCGGGTGGAAGCTCCCGGACTTCGTGCTCTTTCACGAGACCTTCAACCTCCCTGTAGGCCTCTCGGGCGAGGAGTACTACCACCTCATGCAAAAGAACGGCATGAAAGGAGGGAGCAAGCCTAGTCAAGGCACTGGAGTTCCTGCCCCCGGAGGCAAAGGAAAAGCACCACCGCAGCGCGGCGTATGTAATGGCGCCTGCGGCGCACCGAGCCAGGACATCGCCAAGGCCCTCGACGCAAAGGGGGGACGGAGCGACGCTGACAAGAAGAGGATCATCCGGCAGACGCTGGAAGAGGTGAAGAAGTTCGCGGATCAAAAGGGACGCGGACGTCTTCCTGGCATGTTCCAGAACCTCATCACGGAGATGGACATTGTCTCGCGGATCGAGTGGCGCTCGCGGCTGCAAGACATCGTGAGGCACACGACGGGAATCATCCTGTCGGGTGGCGACGACTTCTCCCTCCGTCACCCATCGAAGAGGTCGTACACGCGACGGCTTCTTCGACCGGGGCTCATCGACCAGCAGATGACGCCCTTCTTCATCATCGATACGTCGGGTTCAATGTCGATGCAGCAGATGCTCGAGGCTCTCGCGGAGGCGATCGCCGTCCTCGAGCAGCTCGGGATCGACATGGGGTGGTTGTGCCTCGTAGACGCGGGGGTCGCCATGGAGCCGAGGCTCATGACGCTCGCCGAGTTGCGCGGCATGACGCACTTCGCCGGGCGCGGCGGCACGGACTTCCGACCCGGCTTCGCGGCCGCGAAGAAGACGTACCCTCGGCCGGACCTCGTCATGTACTTCACGGACGGTGACGGCTGGGCGCCTCGTGCTCCTCCCCAGGAGTTCGAGACGATCTGGTGCATCGTGCCGCGTTCGCACTACGTGAGGCGGCCGGCGAAGTGGGGACACGTCGTGATCATCAGCGATGACCCGAAGCAGCCGAACGAGGAGAATCTCGCAGCTCCGTACTTGCCCCCTCCGGAACCAGGAGAAGAAGTAGACGCGGACGAAGGTCTCGACGACGAAGAGCTGTAGCCAGAAACAGAAGAAGTCACTGGGCCCTTAGCTTGAGTAAAACTCAGGCTAAGGGCTTTTTTATTGGGAGATGAATTACATGAGACTGATCAGGTGGTCCTTCCAGAACATTCACATGCCGATGATGGAGGATGAAAACCATGAACTTTGGTGTACTAGCCGAATGTTGTGCGACGCGTTGTCGATAGACAGTAAGGCGTTACAAGCTACTTACCTCCGGCACGAGGACGAGTTCTCCAACCTTACCGCTGCAAATTGCAGTGCTAAGAAGTTCCTTCAGGAAAACAAGGTAGAATTTGGGCTCACCCGAGTGCGTAGTGCTATGCGCCTTTGGAATGAGGACGACATGCTCTCCTTCGCCATCCTGAGTAAATCGGAGGTATCTCGAGAGTTTCGCACACACCTGAGAAAGTTCATCAAGGAGAACGCCAGGCATGGCTACGTCACTCGAGACGAGCATGACGCCCTCGCTTCGAGGTTTAGCGCGCTAGAAGAGCTCGTTCTTCGGGCGCGTCCAGCGCTAGAAGAAGCTGCCTCTGCAGCGGGTTCCGCGCTCAACTCGCACAAGAAGACTCGGGCTCTTCGTCTCGTCAAATAGTAGAAGCTGAAAGAAGGGACCCCAAAGGTCCCTTCTTTTTAGCCCCGACATCCCCTGCACGCGACATCGAAACCCGAGCCTACGATCCCTCATCGGTTTCGCTCGGTTTTCTTGGATTCAAGTCAACGCGCGACGGACTGCTCGTACGAGACAGCCGCGAGCGCCTTCGCTTCCTCTTCCTCGTCCGGCCACGCCCAGCACATCCCGACGAACGGGTACGTGCCCTGCTGACGACCGTAACCACAAGAGGTCTGCCGTTCGACCTGCCGGCCATACGGATCCTTCTTCTCAACATCCCCCGAGACGTACACGACGTTGCAGCAGGGCATCCAGACCGGGTCCGTACGCCCCGACTTCTGGTTGGCCTCGTCCGTGAACTGCTGCTTCTCCGCCACCGTCTGCCCGTCCGGCCCCCCGTGGAACCAGTTGGTGACGATGGCGTCGTGCGCGACGCGCAAGCTGTCGAAGAAGATGACCCGACAACCGATCTTGAACGCTCGTTCCATGATGCCCTGCCCTTTCGCGGCTTCGGTGCCGCGTGCAGGAGATGTCCTCCTCACACCATTCCAGCCGCGCGCCGCGGCGGCAACTTGTCCGGGAGCGGCCGCATGTCAACGCCAGCGCCCTGCGCCTGTCCTCCCCCGCCTCCGCCACCTTGTTGCCCGAGGAGCTGCTCGACCATCTGCGCGAGCTCGGGACTCTGCGCGCGGAGGTTGCTGAGCGCGAACTGCTGCTGAGCAGGCGGAAGCGAGGAGATGAGCCGCGCCTGCGCCTGCGCCATGGTCGGCAGATCGATCTGCATCTGCGTGACCTGCCCGTTCTGGTCCTGGGGCATCTGCTGCCCCGCGTTGAGCGGGCTCTGCATCGGCGACGGCACGCCGCCCTCGAGACCCTCCGCGCTCTCCGGACCGCCAGCCTCGCCCGGCGCCGGCGGAGCTCCCATCGCAGCCTGCTGCGCTTGCTGCGCTTCGACCTGGTACTTCATCATGATCTTCTGCGACTCGCCCTGGATCTCCGCGAGCGCGAGCTGCTGCTTCTTCGTGACCTCAAGGCGCTTATCGAACTCGCGCAGCATGATCTCGTTCTCGTCGTTCTGCGACAGGTCCGAGTCCGAGAGGAGCGTCGTGTCGGAGACCTTCCCCGCCGAGTTGAGCTGGAACATGTAGGCCTTCCGCTGGATGTCGTCGGCCATCTTGAACGGCTTGAACCGGATGTTCGCCATTGGCCAGCCGAGGTACGACGAGACGCTCGTCATGATGTACTTAGCGAGCATCCGCTGCCGCTGGTTGTACCCGAGGAACTGGTTCTCAAGCATCCGCATCGAGACGTTCGTCCCGGCGTAGGACATGCCGCCCTTGATGAACTCGAGAGGGACCTGCATGCCGTTGATGATCTGCTCGCTCCAGGCCTGAATCTCCTGGGTCATGAGCAGCGCGCGCCCGTCACCACCGATGGTCTGGTTGCCAATCGGGAGCGGCATGATCGGGATGTAGTTGTTGTCGTAGCGCCAGCGCGCGATCTCCGTCGCAACGTGATCGCGCCAGTCGACGAGGTTGATCGTCGTGTAAGGGTCGGCACTTCCGCTCCCTGCCTGCGGGAAGAGCACGCGCAGAGGCACGATGTGCTCGAGGAGAATCGCCTCCTGCGCCTTCTTCATGAGCTGCAGGTAGAACGTGTCCTTCAGAACGGGGAGGATGAGGGGAATGCCCCAGCCTCGGTCCTGGTTGGCGATCGTGGCGCGACGGAGGTGGAAGAAGTTGTCCTTCGAGAAGACAATCCCTTTCCCCTCCTTGATCGCCTGCATGAAGATCTGGGGGAGCTGCTCGACGGTGTCCTTCCGGCCGAGCGCGACGTCGTTCCGAACGATCGCGGGAATTGTGTAGTAGTACGAGTACTCCCCTGTGATGTCGTTGTAGTTGATCTCGATGTCTTCGGGGTTCCAGCGGATCGTCTTGATGCCGCTCGCGTTCTTGAAGTAGACGTCCGTCGCCACAGCGTCCGCGGTCTGATGGCACTTCGGGCACGTCAGACGGAACTCGTTGTTCGTGAACGCCCAGTACGGCCGGATCTTCGAGGCCATGTCCTTGAAGTCGCACGCCCGGCACTGGAGGTACTTCTTGAAGGGGAAGCCGAGGCTGACCGCGCTGTTGCCGTAGCAATTCCCAGTGAGCACACCGTGCTCGATGACGAACGAGTGTGTTTCCGGTTCAATGCAGCAGAAGACATCTTCGACACGGTCGGTCGGGACCACCTTCTTGACCTCAATGAACTTACCGTAGGAGGTCTTCTCGAACTTCTCCTCGAAAAGAGCTCGCTGGTCCGGACGAATGAAATCTTCAGGGAGCAGGTACTGCTTCTTCAGGTTCAGAACATTGACGGGCTCTTCCTGCTTCGTGAAATTGCTCCACTGCCAGTACTCACGAACCTTCCCACCGAGCATCCCGAACCAAGGAAGACGTTGGGAAATTTCGACAAGAACGTCCGAGGTCTTCTGGTTCAGTGTGACGCAACCGTCGCGCTTGGAAACGTGGCCATCCGTCGAAAGAAGGCCGCAGGTGAACCCGTACCAGTAGCTCGCTGAGGCATCGCCCTTCGGAGGTGACTTGAAGCAGGGATCCAAGCCGTACACACCGAGGTACTTCTCCTCGTGATGCGGCGTGATTGCGGAGGAGTGCCCCTCGAAGTACTTCGCGAGCTTCCGCTTTTCCTGCGTGTAGAGAATCAGATGGGCCTGCCGTCCCTCATTCGACGTGGTCCCGTCGCCGAACACGATCCCGTGACGGACACCCTCCCAGAACTCCTCGTTCTTCTCGGGTCGCTGTGCCACTACGCGGGGGATGGTCTTCCCCTTCAAGCTCTTGGTGACCTTCCAAACGATCTTCTTTTCCTTTGCGTCCCACGTCGGCCAACGATGCTCGTCGGTAGCGAAGAGCACCCCATCTTCCGTGTGAACCTCCCAGAGACGCTGCTTCCCATAAAAATGGAAGCTGGCGGTACGGTAAACACCACCATCAGAGAGGACATCGACTGTTCGACCCGTCAGGTCTCGAATGGGCACCACACCCCCGCGTGTGACAACGCGCGTTTCTCCCGAGAGGCAGTGGTAGTCGAGCCCGCTCTCCACGCGGAACGCGTTGAAGCGGAGCTGGTCGTTCAAGTACTCCGTCCAGAGCTTCACCACCGACGGTGACTCGTGGTCGATGATGATGTCCGTGACGGGGTACTCGGAGAGCTTGAAGACCGTCGCGTTGATGATCGGGTTCGTGAGGAAGTAGTAGCGGCACCACTTGAAGAGCTGCTTGACGGTCGTCGGCAGGTACGTGTGCGCGACGTCAAAGAACGGGCTCGGGTAGTTGACGCCCTGGATGTTGTTGCCCTGGATGCGGCCGCGCGTGCTCGCGAAGCGGAGACCGCTCGCCGGACCTGCGCCCGGTCCGATTCCTCCACCGATGAAGCTCATCAGGTCACCTCTGGAACTTGTCCGGCGGCCGCCGGGCTCATGTTGCGCTCGACGGGCTGGGTCATCCCGTTCGTCTCTTGGTCACGCAGGTGCATGTTGTACTCGGGATGCCGCGGACCCGCGGGCCTCCGGAAGCGGTCGATCATGCGCCCCGCACGGGCACCGGCCTGCGTGGCGAGCGCCGACGACGCCATCTGCGGGATGGTCGAGAGGCCTCCGGTGAGAACACCGGCTGCGAGCCCCGCGGCGTCTCCACCGATGCGCTCGGCGCGCCCCCTTTGAGGGTCCTCGGGACCGAGGGCAGAGTAGGCGAGACCGGCGCCAGAGAGCCCCATCATGGCCTTGCCGAGCGCGTCGCTATTCTGCCACTGATGGGTGAAGCCTTTTCGGAACGTACCTCCGGGATCGGAGCGAAGAGAGCGCGCGATGTCGGGGAGGCTCGTCATCCCCTCGGGACCCCTCACGCCGATGGAGGCTGCCCCACCCTCAGGAGCCCACCCGGTGAGTCCGTGGACCTGCCGCTGTCCGAAGCGCCCGGCGAATCCACTGACCGGATTCGCGAGGATCTTGTCGGCGATGCTCTTCGTCGCACCCCCCGCGAAGTGAGTTCCGGCAGCGCCCGCGGCGCCGCCAGCAAGGCCCCCGACGATGCCGCCGCGGATCGCGCCGGAGGCGCCACCAAAGAGTCCGTGGACGCCCGCCATCAACTCGCCGGAACCTTGATCGCGGGCGTCTTGGTAGGCGTTGTACCCTTCACGCAGGCCGTTCACCCCGGCCCCGATTGCTGCTCCGGCACCGCCAAGAGCACCGATGGAATGCCCTAATTGCTGCCAGGGGACGGCCGAGGTCTTCAGGAGCTCGTCGTGGAAGGCGTGTAGCGCGCGCTCGAGATCAAGCATGGGAGATGAGCCTCAGCTGGTAGCGGAGCCGTTCGCGGCTCTCCTCGAGGAACTGGTGAGCGGCGAGCATGCGACGGAGCTGTTCGTCCTCGGCGGTGTCCTTCGCTGGCGCCACCTGCAACGTGCGCACTTGCGGGAAGCGGGTGCGTATCGAGGCGATGTCGACGTCAGCGTCATGCTCGACGTGGACGAACTGAAGGGGAGGTTCAGGGACGAGGATACCGTCGTGGAGATGGACCACACCGAGGAACTTCTTCATCTCGTCTGACCACGAGACGTCGTTTCGGATGCGCATGGCGACGTCGGCGGCAACCATGCACTGCGCGACGGTCGGCACCTGCAGCGTGATGAAGTCGGGGAACTCCCCGTTGAACGCCATGGCGCAAGGGGTGAACACCTCCCACCGTTCCCAGAAGCCCTCGGTCGCATGTAGGGCGAGGCAGGCGTGCAGCTTCTGGAGGTTCAAGTCGCTCGCCGGGACGCCGAACTCGTGGGGGATTGCGAGCTCGAACGTCTCGGGGGACCAGAGCATCCACTCGGGCCCGAACTTCCGTAGAAGAAGAAGATCGAGCGTGATCGGGTGCGTGTCCGGGTGCTGCCAGATGTTCTTGAGCGTAACTCGTCCGACGTCAGCAAAGTGAGTAGTACTCACCTGGTGCTCGATCTTGTCGTTCTCCGCTACTGTCGTAGGGTCGTCATCGGGATGACGGAAGACCCTGGTGACTGCGTCAAGGAACGCCTGCTCGTAGTCCGGCCCATTCATCAGACGTCTATGCCGTCAGCTCGATGCCGGGGCCAGAGTTATCCACCGCCATGCGCATGATGAGCTTCTTCTGGTCACGCGGGAGGCTCTTGAAGATCCCGACGGGATCCTTGCGGAACTCCTGCGCGAAGTCCTCGCTGAACGTGCTCTTGAGCGCGCGCACGCCGATCTTCGAGAGACGTCGGAGATCTTCCTCCGTCACCAGGTCGTTGCCGAGGATTTCGCTCCACGTGGTCTCGGCGGTCTTCTCACCGAACGTGGAGTAGTACGGATCGGGCACGCCCCTGTTGTACGCGAAGTCGAGGTGGACGACCTTGTCGAACTCTTCGAGGACCGAACAGAACGTGCTCGCGTCGAACGACGCGCGCTTCTCGTAGATGTTGTCGAGGAGCGCGATGGCGTCCTTGTTCCCCCCGAGGGCCTCTCGGCGGAGCGCGTGGCCGACCTTGATCTCCTCCTCCGGAGCGTAGTCCTCCGCGGCGTACTTGCGTGCGACCTCACTGACGGGGATCCCGAGCGCGCTGGCGCGCTTCACCATCTGCACGCAGTACTCGCGCCGTTCCTCGGGAGCGAACATTCGTGAGTACTGGTCGAAGTATGCGCTCGCTTCTTTCACCTGCGCGTAGTTGTCGAGGGGGTACCGCCCCGGGAGCGCGAAGATGCTCGCCTTCTTCTCGACGACAACCTTGGGCGGCTCCTTGTTCGTGACGTCGACGTGCGGGTGCATCGCGCGCATCTGTTTCAGCGCGGGGATGTTCTCGCCCTTCGTGTAACCGTCGTAGCGATTCGACTCTTCGGGGCCGAAATCCTCTCCCTGACTACGACGGTCCTTCACCAAGTGGCCGATGTCCGCCGTCTTCTTCACGACGGTCTGCGAGACCACGGGGCCCTTGCTGGGGGCAGAGATAGGGTTGTCGACACTCGCGTTGATCTCCGCGCCCTTCATCATCTCCGCGCGGTAGGAGTCCCGTTGCTGCGGGGTGATGATCGTCCCGTCACGTCCGCCGAGCGCGCCGACGGCAGCATGGCGACCGGCCATCTCGTGCGCGGTGCCCGCGAGGATCGGGATGGACGCGATGCCCGCAAGGATCGGAGCGGCGCCCAGCGCGATCTTCTCGAGCTCGGGCGGCGGGGCGATGTTGTACCAGGCGCAGGCCACCTTGAGGTTCTCGGCGCCTCGAATGCGGGCCTCGACCGGGAGCTTGTGCGCGTTCTTCAAGAAGAACTGTACGGAGAGGGTTGTGTTCCCCTCGTCGACGCACGCGTACTTGCGGATCTTCTGCCCATCGTTCTCGAGCACGAGCGCGAAGACGTCATCGGGCAGGGCGGCTCGATCTTCCGAGCCGAGCGCGCGGGCCGTTTTTACCTGCTCCGGAATGTCCGAGAAGGACGGGTAGAGACTGCGGAGGGTCTGCCCCTGGAAGTCATCGTAGATGTCCAAAACAAGACCACTCGTGCGCATACCGATGCTCCTTCTACCGACAATAGAGGGTCGGAGTTGTAGCGGCAATAATAGGGCAGCCCTGGGAGATAAGGGAATTGGAGGAAAGACGAACTACCTCCGGAGGTTACCATGAACGTGGCTACTTTTACGCCCCAGCGGAAGGATGAAGTACCCCCCTGTTACGGAAAGGAATGGAGTGGAACAGCGCCTGAGTGCGCGGGAGGACCCGACCCGAAGTTCACCGGCAAAGATGGCTCGCACGTACTAGAAGTATGTGACTACTACCAGTCGTGCGGCTCTCAGGTGAACGCAAAAAGGTTGATTCCTTCCTCGCAGCTTGTTCGCCAGGCCCCACCGGCACCCCCGGTGGTACAACATTCCGCCTCGACGTTCAGGGAGTACGCGCAGCAGCAGCAAGCAGCACAGGCACACGCGGCGGCGATTGCGGCGGCTCAACGGGCAGCTATGGCGCCCCAGCCTCCTCCGCAGTACGTCTACCCGTATCAACAGCAACCGGTCCCGCAGATGATGCAGGCGCCGGCGCAGTACCAACACCCCGCGCACACGTACCAGTTGAATTACCAGGTGCCGGGGTATCTGACGGTTCCCGAGCAGCGCCCTGTCGAGGGCTCTTTCTGGGCGCTCCTCGGTCGCGAGGCGCTGCGGTCCATGGGTAAGGCCTTCGGCCATACCATCGCGAACTTCTTCGACGCGAATCCGTTCAGGCTTCCGCCGAAGTAAGAAGTAGTGGAGCAGCGGGGGGAATCTACCTCCCGCTGCTTCTTTTAGCCGCCGAGGAGAAGAATGAAAGTCATCCGACGCGACCCCGCGAAAGGGTACATCGACACGAACTTTTGGCTCCCGAAGAGCTTCGCGAACGTAGAGGGGGTGAAGAACGCGCTGACGTTCGACTTCTCCGAGAAGGGGAAGCCGAACGTGCTCGTGCTCTGGAAGGAGACGCCGTCTCACCTCATCGTGCCCCGGGAGTTCTGGGACACGACGTCGAGCGACTTCACCTTTCCGATCGTGGACTGCCGACCCATCGCCTACCAGCGCGTGCAGATCGAGAGCAAGATTCGCCTCGACCATCTGCCGAACCTCCAAGGCGTTCTGACGCCCACGGGGGACGACGTGCAGCGTCACGCGATGGAGGCGTTGCTCCCGTCGCGCGGGGGGATCCTTCAGCTCGCGTGCGGCAAGGGGAAGGCCCAGCCGCGCTCGACGCCCATACCAACCACACGAGGGTGGAGGGCCCTCGGAGATCTTCAGGTAGGAGACGAAGTCTTCGGCTCGGACGGGAAGCCTACGCGCGTCGTCGGCGTCTTTCCGCAAGGGGTGCTCCCCGTCTACCGCGTAACCATGGAGGACGGAACATCGACCAGGTGCTGCAACGAACACTTGTGGTTCACTCAAACCCCCGGAGATCGAAGGAAGGGACTCCCGGGGCAAGTACGCTCGATGGGGCTCATTTGCGAAACCCTGCGTTCGGCAGCGGGGGCCCAGCACGCCATCCCGCGAACCGAGCCCCTCGAGTATCCTGATGCGGAAGGCGTTTACTCCCCCTTGTTGATAGGCGCGTACCTGGGCGACGGGCACTCCGCGGTCTACAGGGGTGCTCGGCGCATCCAGATCGACAAGGGGAGCGCTGAGTTCCATGCAATCCTCGCGAAGGAACTAAACGCCGTAGGAGAGCCCTACGGGACAGCGACGGACAAGAGGTCGAAGAACATCTCGACCTTCATCCGCTTTGAACACGGCATGGGAGATACGTTCTGGGAAGTACTCGAAGAGCTCGGGTTGATAGGGATCCCGAGCGAGGAGAAGTTCATCCCTGAGAAATACCTCCGCGCTTCAGTACGAGAAAGAG